GCGAGTTCACCTTGGCGCGCTGTACGGCTTTGTCCGAATCATCGACGGCGAACCCGAGCGCACCTACTGCTGCTCGCTCACCCCGTCCGTCTGGGTTCACGCCGTGGGCTGGCTCGACACTGACGATGGGCTTGGCGGATGGGATGCGCCAGATGGGGGCTACTACTCCGTAGCCGATGTCAAGGCTGCGCTCACCGGACCCGTCTTCGATGCAGGGGACGACGACGAAGCCCGCGAGGAGGCACATGGCAACTGGTAGGCCGAGCAAACACTAACAACGAAGGAGAAGAGAGATGAGCAAGACATGCCCCCGATGCGGTGAGCCCGGGATGAACGAAGACCCCGGGGTGAACGCACTATCTAGACGAGACAACAAGACATACATCTGCAGCCCGTGCGGAAACGCCGAGGCGATGTACGACCTCCACTTGGCCCTTGTAAGAGAGAACGAATCTCGTTGGCTCAGGGCGTGGCAACCGGAAGAAGGAGAAGAGAGATGAGTGACGAGTTCTTCAAGAGACTGTCAGAGGAAGAGAAGCCCGAGTACAGGCGCTGGGCAAGAGACAACTACAGCGCCGGCTCGGAGATCGAGGCCCATTGGCACCCGGTGGTGCGTGAGGAGTGCAGGAAGATGAACGACGAAGAGGATGTGGGATTGGACTGCATCCGAGTAACCACCAACAACGAAGGAGAAGAGAGATGAGTGAAGGAACGATTACAGGAACGCTATTCACACCGGGGATGGTTGTGTCCACCCCTGGTGCAACCCAAGCCCTCGAGCGCAACGAGAGGAGCTCGCTCAAGCTGCTGTTGCGGCACATGACAGGCGACTGGGGGTCACTGCACCCCGAGGATGCAGAGACACAGCGATTGTCGCTCAAGCCTGAGCACCAGGACGAGCGAATCATGTCGGTCTACGACCTCGATGACGGGACCAAGCTGTGGATCATAACCGAATGGAACAGGTCGGCAACGACCTTCCTCCTGCCAGAGGAGTACTAGAGATGAATCCCAACGTCACCATAGGCCCGATCACCCTTCACATTGTCAGGGACGAGGAGCCGTACGAGGAGTACCCCAAGGTGGGGATCGTCGCTCGCGCCACCATCACCGTCAGCGCCGACCCCGATGGCTGGTCCACCGTCCCTATCTCGCTGGAGGTGCAGTCTCGGGGGGTCTGGGACATTGAGTGTCCCGACCTCGTCGCGGGATGGCCCATCCCCGAGGGGGGCTGGGTGATCGGTGACTACGGGAACGACCAGATCGATCAAGTCCGCTGGGCCATCCGCGCCCTGCTCCCCGACAACCCCATCCCCTCCGAGGAAGGAGATTGAGATGAGCGTCACATGCAAACAGTGCAGGGCACAGGTTCAGCACGACTTGTGGATAAGCGGCTCGCATGACTGCCCCCTATCCATAGACCCCCTGGGTGACGAGTCATGGGACGACTACCAAGAGCGCTCGAACGAGTGGAGGGCGATGGTTCGGTCCATCGCTGAAGAAACAGGAAGGTCAGCCGTTGAGGTCGGCCGAGAACAGAAGGAAGGAAAGTGAGATGAGTGACTTTGTAAAACAAGTAGCCCTCGCCATCACCCAAAGCAGCGGCACTGCCGGCCAGGCTTGGGAGGCCGAGGACCCACAAGGCGCAGAGCAGCGAGCCGAGAACCTTACCAGCCCGGTAGGGAGGTACGGCCCGTACATCGTAGAGGGTGACCCCTATGGATGGAGCGAGGGCGCCCTGGCGACAATCCTGATGGAACAAAAGGGCAGCAAAGGAGACTGCATCGTCCCCCTTGATTATTGGGGAGACGGGATGACCGTGGCTGACAGTGCTGGCGACAAGCTGAAGGACCACTACATCGAGTTCGTCAACGCTGCCGTGGCTGTGGTTCACAAGACATGAAAAGTTGCACCCACTACAAGATGGACGCCGACGGGAACTTTGTAGAGATGACCCCCGAAGAGGTGGAGAAGGACCGCATCAAGGGCGAGCGCGAACTGAAGGAGAAGATCAAGCGCAAGGGACACGACTGCAGCGAGACCCCCGAGTTCTACGAATTCTGGGAAGACGGACGGAGGTATCACGGGTGGGATTGTTCCATCTGTGGCGACCTCATTCACACAGGATAGGAGAAGAAGCATGAGCAACGAACTAGACAGCCTGATGATGCAAGCCGACCTGGCAAACAAGGAGGCCAGGGAGGCTGGCACTCACGGCCACACACCTGGACCCTGGAGCGTCGAGTGGAAGAGCCCCTGCTACTGGCTCATCCGCGACCCAGACGTACATCTGCCGCCGTCAGAGTCTGCTGACTGCCCTAACAGGCGCCTCATCGCCGCTGCGCCTGAGCTGTTGGCTGCGCTGACCCGCACCCTGTCGATGGCTATTGGTCACGCCGCTGATGCCCGTGGAGTTTCCCCTGCCGAGTGCAGGGACTTCCCGTGGGCAAGGGACGCACAGGCAGCCATCGACAACGCAACGGAAGGAGAAGAGGAATGACGACCCTAAGACAAAGCAAGACCAAGTTCTACGTGCTCGTAAGGGAGCGCGGAGGGCACCGGAGCGGGCTCCCCGTGCTGGAGTCTCGCACGGCAGTCACGGGCATCACCGCTGCCCACGAACGACTCAAAGCAGACATCGACACATACGGCCCGGGATACCGGGTCGTCATTGAGCCGGCCGAGTTCATCGCCGCCGAAGAGGAAGGAGAAGAGAGATGAGTGACGAACTAACCCAGGAAGGGGAGACAATGGCAACCATCCTTGGCCTGTGTAATTGGCTGGAAGCGGCTGTGCTGCTACTGCCCCACGCCCCGCCGCACAACCCAGACACGCTCAGCTTTGTATCGAACCTCCGGGGGGCTGTTGACGCTGCCAGATCCCTGGTTGGCGACAAGGAAGGAGAAGAGGAATGAGTAACAACGAACACTCACCTGGGCCCTGGAAAATAGAGGACCGCAGTAGTTGGGCTTCAGGGAGGCCGGGGGATGACGCCCACGTCGTGGACAAGGACGACGGTATGGTCGTCCACATCCCTCGCGGGGGCCCTGCCGGCAACGACCCCGCAGCCCAAGCAAACGCCAGACTCATAGTCGCCGCGCCTGAGATGTTGGCTGTACTGAGGGCGGTGAGGGCAAGCATATCGGACTCGCTTGTGTGCAACTGGCAGCCCGGAGATGACTTTCACGAAAGCCTGTCCGACGCGCTGGATGCGATTGACGCAACCATCAACAACGCAACCTCGGAGGAAGCATGAGAGAGCGAGCAGACGAGATCCTGACGGGGGGAACCCCAGAGGAGTTCACGGCAGCGTCCCTTGCTGACCTTGAGCGCATGACAGAAGGAGAAGAGGCATGAGAAACGTACCTGACGACTGGGACTGCTACTGGCACACATGCGGCGCCTGCGGGAAGCAGTTCCACGCAAGCGGGACGACAACGTGTGACTGCGAAGTGTGCGGGACATGCGGAGACGCGAACCCACCGGACAAGATGGAGGACGACACCTGTGTGTCATGTGTCGGGTCCTGCCTGTGGGCTTGGGATGGAACCGAGCTCGACAACCACCTCGTCAGCCTGCACCAGTGGACTGACGACGCATACGACTCAGACCTGGGCGAGACGGAAGTCATGCACAGGGTTGAGTTGCTAATAGCCGCACTCAAGACGGTGCATAAGCGCCTGAAGAGCGGCTTCTCGCCCAAGTAACGGGCACAACCAATAGGAAGGAGAACAGAGATGTTCAAGAACAAGAAGGAACAAACGAAGTACTGGATGGACTACGCCAAGAAGCACCTCGTCGGAAAGACGATCAAGGCTGTCAGTTGGATGACCGGGGACGAGGCTGTACACCTGGGCTGGGAGTACAGTCGACCCGTCGTCATTGAGTTCACTGACGGGTCGATGATCTTCCCCTCTGCGGACGACGAGGGTAACGACGGCGGGGCTCTGTTCGGCCAGTCGGCAGGCCACGAGGACCTCACCTTCCCCGTGAACGGAGGCTGAGATGGGTGCCGACATGCTGATCACATTCGCAAGAGTCCCAGAGAACGTGGACATCGACCTACTGAAAGGACGGGCCGAGTCGATATCGGAGGATGAACGCCTCTACGTGCTTGAGACGCTTGACTTCTGTAGCGACGACGAGCGGTCGGGCCAAGATCCCGTGGAGCTGCTCAAGGACGCCATTGACGAGGTCTTCTGTTCCCCCTCCAGGGAGCTGGCCGACGTTCACATCGACGGCAAGAGGTATCTAGTCACCGGAGGGCTCTCTTGGGGAGACCTCCCAACGGAGATATTCCAAAGCCTGAGCCTAATTCACCTAGTCACGGAAGGAGACTGACATGTTTACGTTTCACACAGACCCAGGACACGGGTGGCTCGAGGTCCCCAGGAAGATGCTCACCGAGTTGGGGATCGACGGCGAGATCACGGGCTACTCATACCAGAGAGGAGGCCTCGCCTACCTTGAGGAGGACTGCGATGCTGTCGCCTTCGTCAAGGCCTACCAGGACAAGCACGGCAAGCGTCCCGAGTTCGTGGAGATCCACAAGGAAGTGACGCCAATCCGGGGCTACCCGCGCTACCCAGCCAAGCCCTAAACCAACCAACAACCAGTGTGCCCATAGGGGTTGACATGGGTCAACCTCTGTGGCATACTATCGCCTAGGATAGGAGATTAGATATGGGTGCGAACATGTTCATAACGGAATCGGTCGGAAAGACCGCCAAGGAGGCCTTCGACAAGGCTGTCGAGCGAGCTCGGTACGACCACGGTCACGCCGGGTACACCGGGACCGTTGCCGAGAAGCACGACTTTGTCCTCATCGGCCTCCCCATCGACACAGACCCGGTCAAGTACGCGGAAGACCTGGTCAACAGCGACGACCCCCGCGTCGAAGACAAGTGGGGCCCCGCTGGCTGCGTCATGTACGGCATGGAGAAGGGAGGCGAAGGGAAGTACCTGTTCTTTGGATGGGCATCTAGCTAGACAACACCTCAGGAAGGAGAAAGCCATGAGGATTACTGACAGAGCGAGAGAAGTGCTCGGCCCCATCGGGGTCGACGTAGATGCAAGCAACCTACAACACCAGCTTCAGTTCACGAAGTCGGGCCGACTGCGAAAGCTGTTGGGCTCGAACTTGAAGGTGGAGAAAGGAAACAAGGAGGGGGTGCTGACTGCGATCATGCACCTGGCCCCGGCCTACGAGTCGGGGTTCAATACCTGTCCGTTCGCCACGAACTGTGCCTCGGTCTGTATCAATAAGACCGGACAACTAGTTACCAACACGGCTTACGTCTGTCGGGTATCGAAGACCGCCCTGTGGAAGTTGTTCCCCGATGTGTTCCTTGACCAGCTCCGCATGGAGTTGAACCAGCACATCTATCTGGCTGGGGTCAAGGGGATGAAGCCCGCGGTTCGGTTGAACGGGACGAGCGACGTTCCGTGGGAGAGGTCTGGGATTGTGGACGAGTTCCCCAACCTGACCTTCTACGACTACTCGAAGTGGCCGCTTGAATACAGGAAGGTGTCGTCGAACTACCACCTCACCTACAGCCTGAGCGAGGGCGAGTCGTCCATGCAGCACGCCCTCCAGTACCTGAGGGCTGGGTACAACGCTGCGGCGGTGTTTTCGTCCGAGGGTGGTACGACCAGGGCGGCGGCGAAGGCGGCTGTTCAGCGGCTGCTCGATGCCGGCGGGTGGATGGGTTACCCCGTCATCTCCGGCGACAACGACGACATTAGGTTTGACGATCCGCCGGGGCATTGGATCGCCTTGTACGCAAAAGGCCCCGCAACCAAGGACACCACCGGATTTGTCCGGCGTGTCGCATAAGAAGGAGGAGGGAGCTGACTGACATGGACAAGAACAACTACGACGAGCGGAGCGGCGACTGGCACACCGGGCCAGACGTAGCCGACTACGTCGAACTCAACCGAACATGGGCAATCAAGTGGATGAAAACCCTAGAGGAGAAGCGCCTCCTCATGGACGCCCTAAAGGTCTTCATCAAGTCTCTTGATGGCGACCTAGATGGCCTGTTGATAGCGAAGCTAAATGCACAGTCCGTGCTCAAAACACTGGAAGGAGAAGAGACATGACGACCCCAAGACAAAGCAAGGCCAGGCTCTACAAGCGGCTCTGGGACATCCTCCCCAACCCCCAACCCCCAACCCCAACTGGAGAGAACATGACCACTACCACCACCACCACCGAGGTGTCCGACGACCTCCTCTGGGGCATCTTTGTGACGGCCCTGGAAGGCGCCGTCGTCTCGGTCCAACTTGGACGGAGGGACTAGACCATGAGGACTGCATTCGACATGGCCCGCGAAGCTGCGGAGGAGCGCAACGGGCGACGCCATGACCCCCGCTACACGCTGGGCTCTGGCCCGGTTGAGGTGTATTGCGACAACGACGGGTCCTACCGCATCGTGGACGCCTGTGAGCGGACCATCGCCCTTGTCAAGTGCGACCGCACCGACCAGGACGACAACCAGCGCGGGCTCGCCATCGCCATCGCCATCCAGACCGCGCTGAACGCGGCCCAGGAGGAAGCATGACTGACCAGCCGTCGTGGAGTGAGATGACCGAGGAAGGCAGGAAACAAGCCGAAGGAATCTTCAACCTAGTAGAGGGGGGCGGATGGCCCCCAGGGAGTACTCATGAGGAGAGAAAAGGACGACCACCCGAGACCTGGTGCAGCGCGTGTGGAGGCTGCACTGCTTGCCAGTGCGAGTGCCTCTGCCCGTGCTGTCGGGTGCCCGGAGCAACCATGGGAGACGACGGGCTTTGCGTTGCCTGTGGCCCCGAAGTCGAGCTCGAACTGCAGCGACAGCACGAGGCCGACCATGGGCCGGGGAGAATGTAGTGGGAAGGATTGTCGATGAGAGGGAGAGGCTCCCGTTCCCAGAGCTTCTCTTGTTGCTGAAGTCGGGGCTCACGGTCTCTCACGAGACCGGTTCGCTGGCGATTATGTTCACTAAAACGATGTCCCGAGAACAGGCGTTTGTTGCCTGGGCTGGGTGTGTCGGTGGTCGGTTCGTTGCCCGAGAGGCAGGGCCGTCACCAAAAACTGCCAACTAGACGGCAAAGGAAGGAAAGACTGATGACTATTAACTCTGTTGACCGAAGCACTGTGAAGATGCTCCTTGATGAGGCGGAGGAGGCTCTGGGCCAAATCGCCATGAGGCACGGCATCGTCGTGTCTAGGAAGCACTGCACGTACTCCAGCACTGAGATCCCGGTGGCGTTCAAGTTCGTCGTCCCCGAGAGGGCCGAGGACGGAGAGGCTATCGACCCGAAGGAGACTGAGTTCCGGAAGCTCGCGCCTCGCTTCGGCCTCGAGCCGGATGACTACGGGAAGATGTTCAAGACCTTCAATGGCGTGTTCCGGGTCTGCGGCATCAAGCCGAGGGCGAGGAAGTACCCCGTGTTGGGTGAGAGCATCACCAACGGGAAGGTCTACAAGTTCCACCTGGACTCGGTGAAGACCGGACTCCAGAGGCAAAGCAACGGCTAGGCGGCTCACTCCCTCCGCCAGCCGTCACCTGAGCCGCCGATCATAACTCAAGGTGATGACTGGTATGCCTGCCGGTGCTGTCGGGATGGCAGCGTGGTGAACGGACGCCTGATTGAAGGTGGTCAAACCGGCACTTAACAACGAACCAGGAGAAGAGAAATGAAGACCATCATCCACGTCAACCAACACATCATCAAAGCGAACCGGAAGCACGGCAAGGCCGACCCGGTCCTGACCGTGAAGACCTACAAGTCAAACGACTACGGCCATGAGGCCATCGTCTACGACCGAGAAGGCAGGGAGGTGGCCCGAGTCATCTACCGACCGCACAAGCCACTGTCCTGTGGGGCCCACGTCTGGATTGAAACCCAGAACGAGGTCTCTGTAGTCCGCCACCCGGAAGAGGAAGACCTCGACCCGGACACCGACCGGTGGGCCGACGAAGACGCCCCGAAGGACCAGCTTGACTACGCCTGGAACGACCCATCCGCGCCATTCAAAAGCGCGGACTATTAGGAGGAAGCATGAGCAAGAAGAAGGAGGCGGAGGGTGTCTATCTAGCCGAGCTCGACGTCTACGGGTACTCCCTGACGGCGGTGGGCAGGACGAGGAACGAGGCCATCAGGGCAATTCGAGACTCGTACTACGAGGGCGCGAAGAAGGGATACGGGCTGCCGGAAGGGCGAAGCTTTAGTAGCTACGCAAAATACGCAGGACTTTACGTCCACCGCCTGCCGTTTGGCGAGTGTGAGTGGCTTTAGGAAGGAGCGGTACGTGAGAGATTCAACCGAAGCGAGGCGCTGCAAGGGGTGCGGCACCGAGTACTACACAACACACCCCGACGAGTGTGAAGAGTGCATTGAGTACGAGTACCAGGAGGTCGTCAGGTCTGGCGACTGTGACATAGCAAGGAAGGAGAAGAGAGATGAAAGTACTTGAACTGTTCGCCGGAGCTGGGGGCGCTGCCCTCGGACTCGAGGCTGCGGGGTGTGAGCACCTCGCCTGTGTGGAGTGGGACGAGGATGCCTGCTCCACGCTGCGGGCTGCGGGACTCCCTGCGGTCCAGGGGGATGTTCGTGACCTGTCCTTGTACGAGGGCATGGCACCAGACCTCCTGTGGTCGTCCTTCCCCTGCCAAGCGTGGTCTACCGCCGGCAAAAGGAAGGGGGCTCAGGACGACAGGAACATGTGGCCCGCCACCGTTGAGGTGGTTGATTTCCTCCGGCCCACTTGGTTCGTGGGAGAGAACGTGGTCGGACTCACCAACCACAAGGGCGCCTGCAAGCAGGGGAAGTGCTGCATCGGGACACCCCTCTGCCCGAATGCCTACTTCAATCAGGTGATCCTCCAAGACCTCCGTCGCCACTTCAGGTGGGTTGACTGGAAGGTCTTGGACAGCGCAAACTTCGGGGTTCCCCAGCGGAGGCGCAGGGTGTTCATCGTCGCCGGCCCCCACCCCATCGAGTGGCCCGAGCCGACACACAGCGACCCGGGGAAGGAGCGGGAGCTCTTCGACAAGAACCTCCTGCCCTGGAACACCGTGGGCCACGCCCTCGGGCTGACCGGCGAGCTCAGCGGTAGCAGGAACTCGAGCAACAACCCGAGACAAGAGAGGCCAGCGGGCACGGACGAGCCGGCGCCCACCATCGGGGGCAAAGGGAACCAGATGCTTCGGGTCATCGGGGGTGGAAGGAACCCGCAGACGCCCGAGCTCGCACACAAGAGGAACTACCGGGACCTGACGGACGAGCCGTGTACTACGATCCCAGCCGTGCAGATTGGGAACGGTGGCCCGTGGGTTGTTCTTCCTAGGTGGAGGAAGGGGGAGCACCCCGAACTCTTGGACAGGCCCAGCGCTCTCGTCAGTGCGACCGAGTACAAGGGGACCAACGGGAAAGAGAGCACGGGCTGGACGGCCCAGGGAGGGCCGGCAAGGGCCTCGGACACACTCTGGCTCGCAACTGGACGCAGAAGGCTGTCAGTGGCCGAGTGTGCTCGCCTCATGGACTTTCCTGGCGACCACCCCATCCAGGGAACGAAGACCAGCCAGTACCGACAGGTAGGAAATGCCGTTACGCCAATCGTGGCTCAGCGGATCGCAGAACAAATAATCAAAGCAGAGAAGGAGACCATCGCATGAGACCACCAGCTATCACCGACGAGATGAGGGAACTGTTCCTCGGGGATTACCAGAAGATTGGGAGCGTCACCGGCCTTGCTGCGAAGTGGGGAGTGGACCGGCGCACCGCCCGCAGTGCCCTAAGGAGGTTCGGCGCCAGCATCCTGACCAAGCCCCTGGGCGAGTACCACCCCAAGCTTGGAGTCTGGTCCGACGCCCGGGTGGCAGAGGACATGGGAGTCACGAAGCAGGCCGTCCACCAGGCCCGCCACCAGCGCGGACTTCCATCGGCCCTAGAAAGAGCAATGTCAATCCTAAACGAGGAGTAGTATCCTCCCCCCGCACCCGGCGCGGCTGCTCCCCCCCCACCCCCAAGCCACCGCGCCCCCGCAGGGGGACCTCGGCTGGATCCGTCTAGTCGAGGTCCCTCTTGCCTAGGGACTCCCAGGGGGTCGGGTCGCGGAACCACCCACCACCCGGACGCCAGAAGGCGATGCCCGTTCCGGCGGGACCGTGCCGGTTAGCTCGGACGAGGAGCTCCACTTGGCTGGGGCGAGCGAACCGCTCGTTGTAGTAGGACTCCCGGTAGACGAAGACGACAGCGTCTGCGTCCTGCTCGACACGGCCAGACCCGCGGATGTCGGACATAACCGGACGCTTGTCCGCCCTCTCCTCGCAACGACGGTTCACTTGGACGAGAAGGACGATGGGGATGCCGAGGTCCTCCGCAAGGTTCTTGAAACCCTTAGAGGCTCGTCCGATCTCCTCCTCCTCGGTCCTCGCGCCGGCCATCTCGAGCAACTGCAGGTAGTCAATCGCCGCAGCCCTGATGCCGTGCTTGCGGTGGGCGAAGCGGATGGAGGCCGAGACGTTTTGGAAGGAACGCGCCTTGTAGTCGAAGAACATCGGGACATCGAGCCACTCCCTGAACACCCGAGCAGTACCCTCCGCGAAGGCCTTGGGGTCTGTTGTCTTGATGTCTGCGCTTGAGGAGAGGATCCGCCTGGCGAGGGCATCCCTCCCCATCTCCGCAGAACAGAAGAGGGTCGGGCCGTACTTCCTAGAGATGTTCGCCATGATGGAGAGAGCGAGCTGGCTCTTCCCCATCTTCGGGCGACCCCCGATAACAACCAAGTGACCTGGGCCCGCTGCCACGAACCGATCAAGCGCATGGATGTCCCACGTCAGCTCATCGGACTCAGTCTCACCGTCGAGGACAGACTGTCTCCTCGCCGCCCAGTCCATGACGAGGCTCTCTGCTGTTTCTAGTTCGGACCCAACGCCAACCTCACCCGCAGAGTCACTCAGAGCCCCCTCTAGGAGGGCGTGAATGTCTGCCGCCGTGTTGTCTGGTGACTTGCCGGCCTCGAGGGCCAGCCGAGCTGCGTGGAGGATCTTCGCTCGACGGTGGCCGGCGATCACCCGGTCCACGTAACTGGGGACATGGTGGATGGAGCCACAGGCACCACTGAAACTGCTCAACCAGGAGAAGCCTCCGAACTTGACGATGTCCCGCTCGTGTCGCTCGTAGATCATCCCGACGTCTGGCTTGACCCCACCCTCAAGGCCGTCACGAAAGACCGCCCAGAGCAGCCTGTTACCCGGCTTCGAGAAGTGGTCCTCCCTCAACCCAAGGGACTCCGCTTCGTAGAAAACACGCTCACCGCCAAGGAACACCGCACCAACAAGAGCCCGCTCTGAAGACTCAGTACTGAATGAAAACATCTCTCCTACACCTTCCTCTTCATCAACCATTTGATCACCTTCGCCTCGATGTCAGGAGACGGAACCGGAAGGCCATACTCCTGCATGTAGTGGGTGAGGGTGCCCGGGTCCATGGCCCTGCCCCCCTGCTCGAACTCATCCTTGTACCTGATGGCAGCCTGAGCGTTCGCCTCAAGGTACGACTCCAGGGAAGTCGCCACCCCGGCCCACTCCAGGGCAGACTCGATCCTGCCCGGCAGTTTTGTGAAGGCGAGGATGTTGTTGAGCTTGTCGAGCTTCTTACTTCGCTGGAACGAGTAGTCCCTGCTCTCCTTCGCCCAGCGGACAACAAGACAAAGCTCGTCAGCGCTGTACTCCCCAAGAGCATCCTCCACCATCTCTCGCCAACTCTTGGGAGGAGCGTGCCTACTTCTAGGGTGATACTTTTTATATGTATTCCAGACTCTGCTAACAGAAGTACCAAGGTCTACATCCTTACCATTCAGACCACTAGAGACACTGTCTCCCTCCATACCTCCATCCCTCCAATGCCTACTTTGTTTGACATCGTGTCCAACAAAAGTTGTCAAAGTTTCTTGGGACACCTGCGGAAGTACGGATTTCCTTTCAGAATTAGGTACTTTCTGGTGCTTGGTGAAGTTTTCTACATCTACAAAACGCTTGCCGCCCACGGTGTAGGTCCGAATGCACCCGATCCCCTCGAGTTCCGCGGCCAGGGCCGGGATGTCGAGCTCGCGCTCATGGGGGAAGGCGTGGGCATGGACCTGCATTGGGATCCACCGGAAACGCCCCGACCTGTCCGCGAGCTGCAGCATCGCAACGAACAGCAGGCGAGCATGCGGAGTGCATGAAGCGAGGCCCTCATGGTGGAAGAACTCGGGCTTGATTGATCGGATTCGCGCCATCCCTACCCCCCGCAGCGCTAAGGACGAGCCGACCGGACGGTCGCGAGTTCCTCCTCAGTAAGCCAGTCATCGGTCTTCACTAGACCGTTGGTGGCTTCCTCGATAACCCGAGCAGCGGCAAGGCCAGGGCGACGGTTGCCCTGCAGCCACGAGTCCAGCGTGGCGACACCGACTTGGAGTCGGTCTGCAGCCTCTCGCCTTGTAATGCTCTCGCGAGAGGTCCACTCTCGCAAAAGTCCGGTTCCTGTTACTTTAATTATTGTCATTATGACCTCCAGACAAGGACTATAGGGGCATGACAGATGTAAGACAACAGCTTGACTTCATTTACAGGCAAATGTATTATCCGGGTGGCCCTCTTAGGAAGGAGGCACGCGATGAGGACGCCCACTTACTGCGACTTTTGCGACCACGAGACGGTGTCTGTCCGCTTGGACGGCACCTTTACCTGCGAATACTGCGGGGCAGAACATCTGCTCCAGGACTGGGAAGACTATGCGACCGATTACGCAATCAGAACTGGTGACTTACGGGAAGTGCCAGAGGCTACACAAGTACAAATACGTGGAGTTGCTGCGGCCTCCGGCAAAGTCGAGGGCCATGAGGCGGGGGACGGCCGCCCACCTGGGGATTGAACACCGAGACCCGAAGGCAGCCTCGGACTACATCCTCTCCTTTCAAGGCAAGGTGTTCGGGCAAGAGGCTCGGGACGAGCTTGCCATGGCCGCGGGCGTTGCCGAGGCCCTGGTGTCTGGAGCCCTAGAGCGCTGGAGTTACTGGCCGGCACGGCGGGAGGTTCAGTTCACTCTCCCCCTCATCAACCCGGAGACGGGCCGACCCTCAAGGAAACACCGCTTCTCTGGGGTGCTTGATGGGCTCGACGCGACGGCTGTCTACGAGTTCAAGACGACCTCAAGGCTCGACGCCAGTTACATCGACAGGCTCGACATCGACTTCCAGGTCTCGGCGTACCTAGAGGCTGCTTCAAGGCTGCTTGGGCGGTCGGTTCGGAAGGTGTTCTATGCCGTAGCCAAGTGGCCTGGAAGCAAGCAGAGGAAGGGCGAAACCCCGGAGCAGTACATCGGACGAATGAAGGAGGACTACCTAGACAGGCCTGACTTTTACTTCCACCACGAGATGGTTACTAGGACGGAGGAGCAGATGGAACTCTGGAGGCAAGAGGCCTGGGAGATCCACAAGCGAATCCTTGCAGTTGAGAATGGTGGCTTTGCCATCAGAAACACGGAAAGTTGCGTCGGCCGGTACGGTCGCTGCGCTTTCCTTGACCTTTGTTGCGGGGCAGTTACCCGCGACGCATACGAGACGGTCGATAGACCGCACCAAGAACTGAGAATGGAAGGAGCGACTCAATGAACACGGCAGCGAAACAAATCATAGTCATGCACCAAGGCCCCGACGGGGCGACAAGGGCCTGGGCAACTGGGCCCAAGGGCCAGCTCGAAAAGGTAAGACAGCGAGCGGCCAGACAACTCTGGACCTACCGACAGAAGAGGGCCTCCGTCGGAGATCCGCTTGCTACGGCAGAGTTTCTCGAGGTGATAGAGGATCTGGGCCAGGGCACAGAGGAGAAGGCATGAGCGCTGTTCAGATACCGACTGAGAGACACAAGCCACACAGGACGAAATCGTCCTACCTCTGGATGATCTACGGACCACCGAAGATTGGGAAGACCACTTGGGCAAACGGGTGGCCAATGGCCCTCTTCCTCGCAACCGAGCCCGGAACCGCAGCCATGGAAGCCGCGGACATGCAGATTGCCAACTGGACAGACTTCCGGAACGTCGTGATGGAGCTCAAGAAGAGCAAAGAAAAGCACCGCTGGGAAACCCTCGTCATCGACACGGTTGACAACCTCTACGAGTTCCTCGTGGACGATGTCTGCCGTGCCAACGGCTGGGATGACCTCGGTGATGCCGGCTACGGGAAGGGCTACAAACTCGCCCGAAGGAAGCTGACCAACGCGATTGCCACCGTTCGCGGCCTTGGCATGTCGGTCATCTTCATCAGCCACGAGCGAAGGGAGATTGAGGTAGACGAGCAGGGGAAGAGAAGCGGCGAGGTCCTCGTGACTTCGGCCCTCCCGGGCAGCGCCAGGAAGGTGCTCCACGGGGTGGTTGACTTCATCTTCCGAGCGGAGATGGACGAGGAGGGAAACCGGACCCTTCGTACCGCGCCCCACCGAGACGGGAAGGTTCAGATCGAGTGCGGCTCTCGGGGCGAACTCGGACGACCCCTTCCCCAACTACTTGAACTGAACTACGAGGCCCTTGAGGTCGCGTTTGAGAAGGCCTTTGAGGCCAAGACCAAGGAGACTGAAGAATGAGCATTACAGACATGTGGAACACCATCACCCCAAGACCCCCCAAATCTAGCGGTGGTGGAAGACGAGACCGGGATGAGATCCAGGACGGCGAGTACGTCGTGACGGTGACCTCGTTCGACTACTGGTTCTACGACGACGGAAAGCAGACCAAGGAGCGTTACAAGTGGGGCCTCGAGGTCGTCGATGGCCTGTGTAAGGGCAAGTACGTGGAGAAGTTCCAGACTGCGAGTGAGGTTGGCCTGAAGATCTTGGCCGAAGACCTCATGCTCCTCACGGGGGAGATGCCCTCGGTGGAGACGGTCTACGACAAGGGGACGAACCACGCCGGCTCAATCGTTTCCTCCCTTGTGGGGAAGAAGATCCGGATGCGCCAGAAGACCTCAGCCAGTGGATACCCGAACTTCTACTTCAACGAGGTCGTTGATGACGAGTTCAGTGGTGCGCCAGCAGCAGAGCTCAGCGATGACGACAACATCCCCTTCTAAACTGTACCTGGGCATGGACCCAGGGAAACAAGGCGCGGCCGTCCTCCTTCGGGGGGACGGCTCTCTTGCCTCATCCACTAAACTCCCGCACACAGGGAAGGACCTGGACCTGAGGGCGTTAAGTGACTGGCTCGAGAGCGCGTGTTGTGATGAAGGCTGCTCGTCAGACAGCATCAGTGCTGTTGTCGAGGCTCTTGGGAGTCGCCCAGCTCCTAAGATGGGAGCGAGCTCAGCCATCACCATGGGAAAGAACTGGGGACGACTGGACGGGTGGCTGTCCGGGCTGGGGTGTCGATACGACATCGTCCAGCCCAAGCGATGGCAGTCCGAAGTGTGCCCGGGGTCCGGTGACCCTAAGCCAAGGAGCATTGCCGCATGCAAACGGCTCGTTCCTGCTTTGGATCTCACACCAGGCCGCAAGACAAAACCAGACGACGGATTGGCAGACGCCTGCAATATCGCAGAGTACTGCCGAAGGACACTAGGAAGGAGTGACCAATGAGACGACTAAAACTACCGGAGGGGCACATCCCCAAGTGCATCTACTGCAGGGGGTCCATGCCCGCGTATGCCAAAGGAACCCCCCACGAGGGGCGGGGCCGCAGGGGAGAGGGGGCCTGGTGCTCGCTCGCTTGTTGTGAGGAGTGGGCCCGTCGGCAGTACTTTGGAGAATCAAAACCCCGGGGTAAGTCACACTCCCGGGGAGGGAAGGTCGGGTGAGTGATGAAAGACCTCATCCCCATCAGCGCGGCCCTCAAGATCCTCACCCTGTTCAGGGAACAGAGACTGACCACTGAGGAGCGCGAGAGGATAAACTCGGCCGTAGATCAGCTCAGCCGGGCGCAGGTAGACCCTGAGTACCGAGCATGGCTTCACATCCCGCTGAGAATGCGGAACATCCTGGAGAAGGCCGAATGATTAGGGGGCTACGCGATGTGCGAAAGGCAGCAAAGCTGATTGTCGAGCTGTCAAGCGGGGACTGTGAGCTTTGCGGCGACCCCATTGGGGAGAAGTACTGCGCCCCAGCGCAACTCCTCCCGAGGGAGTGGAAGGACGCGCTCTCTCTTGAGGTCAGATACCAAGTCTGTTGCGAGGACTGCTACCTTGCTATCGACGCTGTCATCAACTCAAGGAGAGCACTGAACCAATGAAGATGTACTGCTTCAGGTTCCCGGTCGTTGGGTTCGGGGGCGACGAAGACGAGGCTTTTGACCAGGCCTGGACCCGCCTGATGTTCGACCCGGTGAGGGCGGTCAACGGCCACGAGATCGAGTGGGACGAGGTCTGCTCAGAGGACGCGGCCGTAGAGGAGCTCGCCAGGCTGCTCCTGTCTACTGGCTTTACTGAGGTCGGAAAAGCCTAGGAGACGACCATACTGCAGTTGAAGTTGGAGCCGGGAGAGCTGCCAGCAGCCGGGCCGTCCACCGTAGAGGCCATCACAGACAGGCCCGTGCTGAGCTTCAGCCCCTGGGCAATCGACCAGACGGCTCGGGTGCTCGCGGCGACCTTGATCATCAAGCTCGGCTCGGTCGTCCCGTAGGTCGGGCTCGCGCTGTCGTACAGCTTGAAGTAGGTGACTGCGCCGTTGGCAGCGTTGTCGAGGTCGAAGGTGTAAACCGTGGTCGAGGTGCTCAGGAAGTCGTTCAGTCCGGTGTTCTCGAGGTCAGTGACCTCGACCCCTCGGGCGGAGAATGGGCTTGTTACGCCGGAACTCTTTACTGCGATAGCCATGTCTTCTCCCTAGGTGCTTACGAGGATGTATGCGGTAACCGTCGAACTCGGCCCGGTTGCTGAGCCCGGGGTCGAGACAATAGCCCCGGTCAGGCCAGTTCCGTAGGCGGCGCCCTCGGGGCAGGCGTAGGTGATCCTGGTTGAGGCCGGTGCCATGAAGACGAACTCCTCGTCCGTTGTCCCGACCGTCGCTGAGCCTGCGTCATACAGGTTGAGGTACGAGGCCACGGAGTTCCCCGTGTTGTCGATCTCAACCATGATGAGGGTTCCAGATGTTCCGTCCATGTTCACCGCAGAGGCCGTCGTGGACGTCTCCGTGAGGGTGAACAGGGCAGAGCCAATTGGATCTCCCTGTTTTGCTGTGCTGACTGTGGCCATTACCTACTCCGAGTTCTGCTTGAAGGAGGAGCTGGGCGACGACCGCGTCGGCTGACCTTCTTCTTCTTCTTCACGTTCTTCTTCCCGTAAGCGGACTTGGGTGTGGTCTTCTTGTACTTGATCGGCATACTCACTCCCAGCCAATTCTACGTGGCTCTCTCGAGCCTGGCGATTCGCCGCTCGATTCTACGCCTAGCAGCCTTCGCCATGCGAGGACCGCGTTCCTCAAGGCGTCTTTTAAGTTTCTCTGCCTTCTCTTTCTTGCGCTTCATGGCTCGCTCGATGGCTCGGTAGATCCCGATTACAATCAGACTACCAAGGTAGAAGCCAAACCAATCCAATGCTTCGATCAGTTCGTTTGGAACATCAATAGCGTTATCGAGGCGGAAGGCCATCTCGGCTGCCAGCCGGCTATCGCGTTGGACCTGAGACAGAGATGTGAGTTCTGCCCCAATGTCCTCGGTGACCTCCTGGAGGAGGGCAGCCATTGGGCCATGGTGCTGCTCAACAAAGGCGGCGGCTTGCCTCTCTCTAGCTAGCCTCTTCTCACGATTCGTCGGCATTGCCTTGCTCCTTAATCGGCTCAGTCTTGGCTGGAATCATCGTCGTCCCCCAGAGGCTCCCCCGGCTCTCCACACTCAGGACACGTCAGGGGCCCGTCATACACGGCATCGCAGGCAACACAGGCCCGCTCCGTCTCCCCGCTCATCCCTCGCCTCCGCTGTCGTCATCGTCCGCGCTGCTGTCATCATCATCAAGTACGGCGCTGTCGTCGTCGTCATGAGCCGGTGGGTCGGCGTCAACTACGGGGGCAGGATCATCACCACCGCTGAGCCAGACACCGATGGCAGCGAGGATGGCCGTGAACACGGCAATGAGGGACCGTCTGAGTGCGGGTGTCATAGTGACTCCAGTCTATCGGTAGAAACTTTCAGGGGGTGTTTCGGGAATTTCGGCTGGATGCTGCCACTCAGGCGGGATACATGCACGGATTACCAGCAACACAACAACCAGCACCGCGATGCAGAGTAGCGCAATCGTGTCGTCTCTTGGTCCCCAGTCCACTAAGAAGTGACCTTTGCATACTCGCGCTCTAGGGCCGCTCCGTAATGCTCCACCTGACCAGGGCCGTTGTAATAACGAGCAAGCCTCTTCCAGTCCTTCTCACGAGCTGCCTTGAGAGCTCGACTGGAAGCCTTGAACCAAGACACCAGCAACTTGTACGAGACTTCGGTCGGGGAGGCATAGAAGTGGTCTACCCCGGACTCCGGGCTCCCGTACAGCTTGATCAGGTGCCCGCCCAGGACCTGGTAGAGGCCGAAGGAGGTGCTTTCGGTCGCTGCCTTGGGGTCGAGGGTGAATGCGCGCTCAAAGGCGTCCTTATCGCTCTCTGAGCGCGTCACGCTGTATCCGCGGGGACCGGGGGTGAAGGGGATCTGCTCCCTGAGGTCAGGCCTCGTCCGCAGAAAAACATGAGCCTCGAACCTAAGTGCCCTAGGTTTGCCCCCTGATTCTACGGCTTCGATAGTTTGGATTACATCAACGGGAATCCCGAGCTCGTTCGCCGCGTCAATCTGTGGCTGAGACGGGCCGTCGTCGTAGGCCCACCCGTCGTCCCGAGCTGCCTTGAGGGTGTTCCGCCCAGCGACTCCATCCTGCCCAAGTCCAGACGCTGCCTGGTAGGATTTGATCGCCCCGGCGGTGCGCGGACCCGCCACCCCGTCTGCCTCCCCCTCGGGGAGGAAGCCCATGCCAATCAGGAACTCCTGGAAGGACTTGACCTCATCGCCTCGAGAGCCGCTGCGGATGGTCACTAGTTTCCCCGAACGTCGTCCGCGAGCTTGTTGATGGACGTTGAGAGCGCTTCGATGGACTTCCCCAGCGACCGCGGGGTGTAGACTAAAGGGAGCCCATCTACGTCCTTTGCGCTCATGACCTCTGCCATCTTCTCGCAGTTGGCTGCGGTCCTCACCTGGGCTTCTCGAATCAGCTTGAGTTGGTCGTCAATTTCCCTGACGCACTCGGGGTCAGGGTCTGACGTAGCTGGCCTATCCTCTTCCTTTGACTTGAGGAAGGAGAAGACCTCGCGGAGGATGATGAGGATGAATATCCCCGCCGCGCTTAGCCCGCC